GTCTTGAAATTGTTCTCATAAAAATACAAAAAAGAGGTGGGGGGATTTCCTCCCTGCTATATACCAACAGGATTTTTGTATTTTTGTAATAAATACAAGAATATTGTTAGTGATAGCAAGATGATGTCACCTCAACATCCATCTTCTCTTTTCCTTGCAAGTTCAATTAAATAATCTTTGTCAATCTCACCTTTGTCAGCTTGCTTGTGATGTTCTTGACATAGACAGATAAGATTGTAATTGTCCAAGAGCATTGATGCATCCTCCCTCACCTTGGTGATGTGATGCACCTCAATGTCATCATAAGTGATTATGCCCTTATCTCTGCAAACCTCACACAGATGATTTGCTCTTTCTCTTATTTCCTCAGACTTCTTTGTCCAAGCATATTGACTTCTGAGTTTTCTTTCCTGCATTGACTTGAGTATGTCATTGCCTTTGTTGCACTTGTATGATGTGTCATGTATCTTGCCACATCTACTGCATGACTTGAACACTACTGCCTCCTACACCTTGAGCCTCTGCCCAACAAATATCTTGTTCTTGTCCTTGATGCCATTCTTCTTGACCAATGCATCCACAGTGGTCTTGTACTTTTTAGCAATGCCACTCAATGTCTCACCTGCCTTGACAACATGGATTGTCTGCTTTGGCAGTGTGGTCTTTTTAGGCTTTGACTGAGTTGTGCTCTTGCCATATCCATTCTTTCCTGCCTTTTTGATGACAGATGGAAAGTCAACAAATGCTTGGTCAACATCAACTGTCACTGAGCCAATCTTGCCATTATCCTTGTACTGCCACATATCAAATGCAGAGAATGACACTGATGGCTTATCATTTGCATTGCTCACCCATTTGGCAACCCACTTTGTATAGTTCTTTAATCTGGAAACATCAATCTTGGTATTGAACCATGACAGGCTTGCATAAACTCCCACATACAATCCTTTGCCCTCCAGATATTCACAGAATCCAATGATGGCATCTGTGACACCTTTTTTGGATGTCTGCCATCTGGCATCCTCAACATCAATGTAAATTGGATATTCAAATTGTTTGCCCTTGAGACAATTCTCATAGAGGAACTTTGCCTCTGCAATGCCCTCTGCCTCTGTTGTTGCACAAGAATAATAATAGACACCAACAGGCAAGCCAACTTTCTTTGCTTGCTCATAGAATTTCTCAAAAGATGTGTCTTTCTTTTTGGATCTATCAGAGCCATATCCTGTGTATGCTCCTCTTAGGATTGCAAACTCATATCCTGCATTTTTAACTTGCATCAGAGTCAGACTAGCTTGATGCCTTGAAATATCAATGCCTTTTTTCATGGGTTTCTCCCCCTTTTTTTTAACTTGCCTATCACTTGCCACTGACATTCTTGATTCCGCTGAATAAACCACATGCAGACAGTCCAAGAGCAATGCCAAGCACCACTCCATCAAGTAGACCATAGCCTTGTGCATATCCATAAATTAAAATTCCACTTGCAAGACCAAGTCCAAGGTCTACAAGTGGAATCCATCTTTTTTCAAGTCCTAATCCTTTTATCATTTCAGCAAGTCCAATGATAAGAGCCACCTGCACAACAGGTGTCAAAAGATAGGCAATAATTTCACCAACATCCATGTTCAAACCCTCCTGTGAATGTACGCAACTTTACAATTCAAACTATACACTGATTTTTGTCGCATTTTTTCGCATCTTATTTTTGGACTTGCAAAATTTTTCCTGTTTTAGTATTATCCCTTTGCACAATCTTTGAACAATCATTGAACAATGCTTGTTCAATCAATGTACAATATTTGTACAATCTTTGTGCAAGGATAGGAAAAGGAGATATAAAATGAAAACAATTCTGATTATGAATCAAAAAGGTGGTGTTGGGAAAACCCTCATTGCAGATGAACTTGCATTTGCTCTGGAGAGAGACAATATCCCATTCAATTTCTATGACATGGATGGTCAAGGCTCTCCAATTCATAAGACATCAAAAACTGAGGATGCACAGGTGCAAATCATTGACACCGCAGGTGCTCTGAATAAGGACATGGGAAAATGGATTGAGAATGCAGACTTTGTCATTGTTCCAACACTGATGTCATCCAGAGACTTGATTCCTTTTGAGAGAATGATTGAAATTTGCACTTTAAGGAGCAAAGGCTCAAAACCTGTTCTCTATGTTTTCAACAGATGGAACAGATTCTCAATCTCAAGAGATTTCATTTCTTGGTTTAACAACAAATATCCAGAACTGAAAACATCAATCATCTCAGACACAATTGCATTTGCTCAAGCAGGTGCTCTGGGAAAGTCTATTGTTGAATTTCAACCGAACAACAAAGGCTCAAAGGATATTGAGACAATCTACTCAATAATTAAATTTGAACTAAATCTCAAAGACAGGAGAATTGCATAAATGATTGAGAACTATTTTGAAAAGATGACTGCCAACTTGATGGATGACCAAGAAAGCAAAAAGGATGCCCTTGGACTTGGATCTAATGCTCCAAGCAAGAAATCACATCTGCATGTCACCATCCCAAAATCATCAATGGATAAATTGAAAGATAAGGCAAAAGAGAGGCATCTGTCTGTGTCTGTTATGGTGCAGATATTGATTGATGAAAACTGTTAAATTGTTCAATCTTTGAACAATCATTGAACAATGTTTGTACATAAAAAGGAGGACATCAACTGTCCTCCTTTTGACTATTCTCTAAAAATTTTTTTGACATTTGTCATGTCTCCAGACTTATATCTAAATACTCCTGCCATTGATATGTTTCTGATGTCTAAACATACATCATTGATGTCCTTTAAAATATCATCAATATCCTTGTTGAAATCAATGGTTGATGTGACAAGTGAACAAGCTAATTCTTTCATTCTGTGTTCTCTCTCCTCATCATCTGGCTCTGCCTTGTTTACATATTCAATAATCTGAATCAAGAGATTATCAGCAGTATCTTTGACATTATCACTATTACTCATCTTTTTCCTTGTACTCCTCTTTAAACCAATTTCTTTTCTCACACTTAAAACATTTCAAACCACCATTGTTTGCCTCACAATCTAGCGGACAACAATCTGCATCTGGCTTTGTGCCAAATACCTGCTCAAATTTTTCTGCATTAGTCATCTTTTTTTTCCTCCTCAAACCACTTGACCAAATCATCCTCACATTTAGGACATAAATCTAATTGTCTTTGATACCTGCTTGCAGTTGTTGAGATTCTTGCCAATCTCATGTGGCATTCATTAGTTTTTGAATAAAACTCTCCACATCTATCACATTGTTTTGCTTTCATCCTGTTCCTCCAATTCAACAAACTTGTTCAAATACCAAATTGCTTTCTTGACATCCTCCAATGGTGACTCATGCTTGTGACAACATCTATAAATGTATTTGAATGCATTGCAGATGCAAAATCCTTTGACATCCTCAAGACCAATTGCCTCCTGCATGACCTCAATGCACTCAAACTTGCCTGTCTCATAGTGAGATGGATGATTCACATTGTCCTGCCTTGGTGGTTTCACCTCTGGCATTGGTGGAATTGTTATTTGCTCACCTATATCTGTTAAATTCATTCTCTCCTCCTTATTTCCTTTTGAATCTTGTCCAGAATCCGATAAATCTGTGATTCAGAATAATTGAGAGACCTTGCAATGGCATATGGTCTTTTATTGTCCACATATCTCATGCAATAAATTAGATCCATCTTGTCCTTTGATTCTCTCAACTCTTTTTCCTTTAACTTGAGAAGTCTTTCCCTGTCCTCAAGGAGTTGCCTTGCCTCAATGAGCCTCTCATCAATTCTGTCATGTTCCTTGGCAATCAAGTATTCATCAAACCCATTGCCATATGTACCGCCCTGCACATGCTCTTTGTCATATCTGATGGCATTTGGTTGGGTCTTGGTGAAAAGATTCTCTTTTTCTGTCAGAATCTCATTGTATTTGCTTTGAATCTCCAAATACTTGCATTTATAGATTTCATAATCAATAAAAACTCCCCCCATGCCATTATCTCCCCTTTTTATTTCCGATTATTGCAAGAGCCACGATTGTCACGCAAATTATTATTGTGATTATCACTGAGTTTGACATTTTCCTCCCTCCTTTCATAACAATCCTCACATATCCATCCTTTGTCCTTGCCTAACCAAACCATTGGAGCATTGTTGCATCCGCATTTTGGACAAATATCAATTCCAAATCCCCATCCCATCAGTCATCCTCCAATCACTTTTGGTCTTGGCTTGCTCTCCTCAAACTGAGAACATTCAATCCTCACATTGAAAAATGGATGAGTGATTTTAATGTCAATCTCCTCATACTTGTTTTTTGCCTCACAGACCTTTCTGTGAATACATTTGTCGCATGGTTTCTCTTTTGGTAACATAACTTTTCCCCCTTTGCTTTAATGTTTAAATAAATCCCAATAGCAGTCCTCACAGACAAGCATCTTGAATGTGCTTTCATCTTTTCTCATCATTGTCAAGACAAGGCTTGCTCTGTGATGACATCCATCACATTGGCAGATGCCAAGTGCTCCTTTTATTACTTTCAAGACATTCAAGGCATCAATGCACCTCCCTTGCATAATTCACATATGACTTTTTGAAAAAGACTCTTTCTCCATTTTCTTTCTGGATATAATATGACCAAGAGTGGAATCTCTCTGGCTCAAATTTATTGTTCCATTGCAAGATTCCTGTGATTGGCTTGCCATGATTTGCTTTAAATACTAGATAGACCTTTTTGCCAAGGAGTGCATCCAGAACGGCATCTCTTTTTGATTGTTTCATAATTTCCTCCCCTAATATCCAAAATAATGGTCTCCAACTCTATATGCAGGAGTACAATATGTGTTATAATCACCTGCGGTGAAAAATAAGATGTTCTCATCCAATCTTTCATTCAATTCCATTCTCACTGCCTCAAACGTTTCCTCAGATGGCTCTGTGATTGCATTCATGGATCCATCCCAATAGGTAGTGAACTGATATTTCTGTGAGATAACCCCCTCAATGGTATCTGGAAACCTTGGTGATTCAACTCTATTGAGAATCACATCAGCAACAAGCCTCTTTCCATTTAGGTCTTGATTGCCTGCCTCTGCCTCAACACAGGTGGCAAGGATTTCCAGAGAATCACAGAACTCCTCATCATCCATCTGCTCCTCAGATATTGAAACCACCTCAACACTATTTGGAACAACTGAAACATCACTTGCCCCTCTGAGGCTCATATCCACCTCATTTTCGCTTTCCATTTCTTTAGGCATACTTTTTCCCACTGACTCACTCAGAGCACCAAGCACGCCCACATATGCAAGCAGGATAAAAATTTCAACAGTCTTTTTCCTCATATCTCTCCCCTTTGCCATCTATTATGCTTTCTGCATCCTCAAATCCTTTGACATATCCAATCTCATAGAGCAGACACATGAACAAAATCACCATTAATCCAATTAATCCAATTAAAACCCAACTAATCATCTTTATTCTCCAATAATTTACTATTTTGAACCTCTGCAATGAGCATCTTGAGTGACATTGGCAATTGTGCCTCCTGTTTTTCTCTATTTGCCAATTGCTCATATATCATTCTAAAATTGGCTCTATCTGCTGAGATATTTTCACTCATGCATAGATTCATGAATCCAATTCTCTCTGTTGTTCTTCTAGCAAGTGGAGAAAGACTGTCCAGAGCATCACCAACTCTATATGAGCCATATCTCCTTATAGCAACTTGCACCTCATTCCATGCCTCTCCCCAATCTGGAATAGATCCAAGTGAAACTGAGGTTGCCATCTCTCTGATGTCTGCAATTGTGGGAGACCATTTATTCAAGGACACCCATTTCTGAACTCCTGCCTCTGCAATTTGATATGGAATATCTTGCAGTTGCTTGAACCACAACTCTCTTGCCTCATTAGTCTGCAAGAGTTTGTCTCTGGGATAATACTCTTGTAATGCCAAAGCAATGAGAGCAAATTCTTTTTTGGTCACATTCAATCACCTCCCAAAAAGTCCTCAATGGACATCTGCCCCTCTAATTGGTCATCAACAGGCTCTTTCAGTTTTGGATTGAGCAAACAACAATTTGATTGCTTGCAGTCCTGCCAATCATCAAAACTTTGAGCAGGTTTTCCATTCTTGAACAAGCATTGAGGCTTGCCATCTCTAATTGCCATCTGATGAGAGCAATTCTCTCTAAATGTTTTAAAGCTAATATACATACTGTTATGAATCCACCCAATCTTTCCAATCATCAACTTTCCTTTGCATGGAATCCTTGTTGTCATAATTGCCATCAAGAATCTTTGCCATGTTTGCATCTTTAATCATCCAATCAAATGTGGCAGACCAATTTCTATCATTGCCACCTTTCAAGAATGAGGATGCCTCAACCTTTTCAAACATCAATTTGAAGTCATCAACAGTGTATGTTTTGAGTCTTGCCTTGATAGCTTTCTTTCTGGCATCAGATAGACTTCTGAGATGAGGGAATGACACGCATGTGTCATTATACAAATCAATTATCTTTAGATAATTGATTCTCTGCTCTTTCTCTCTCTCTATATCTATCTCTTTCTCTTTCTCTATCTCTATCTCTATCTCTGTGTAACAATTAGTAACAGGTGGTAACTGTTCGGTAACATTGTTACCACTTTCAATCATTTTTTGTTTTTCTTTTGCCCTCTTTTTCCGCATAAGTTCTGCCTTGTCGGTCTCTTTGCCAATTAGTGCAGGAACTTCACTCAAGAGAAACTCAGTTTCACTAATTTGTTGAATAAGACCCACACTTTGAAGATAGGAAAGTGTAACCTTGACATTTTCCTCATCCTCATCCAGAGCAAGTGCCAATTCTTCTGCAAAGGTGTTTTCTACACCCTCAAAATATAAATATCCCTCATCTCTCAAACTGAGGAGTTGCATTTTTAGATAAATGATGGTGTATGTGTCACCACCTGCAATTCTTCTTAATTTCTTCATGGCTAAACTTTTAAAAAATTCCTCCTTTAGCCTCAACCAATAATATTTTTTTGCCATTTATAGTCTCCCTTTCTTCTCCCACACATAATTGATTGCTCATGTGGTCAACTCCTTTCCATATGCATCAAAAATGTTTTTGAATATTGCAATTAAAACATTCACAACAATGCTATTCCCTGCCATCTTATAGAGTTGAGTGTTGGAAATCCCATGCTCCATCAAAATGTCACAATCCCCATCATCAAATCCCATCAATCTGAAACATTCCTTTGGAGTCAATTTGCGGATTCCCAGAGCATTGTTTCTTTTCTCAACCACACCATTTTGGTCACTGCACATCAAGGTTTGTGAGATCTGCTTTCCCACTCTGCCTCTCCTTGTTTTTGACTTTGGAAACTGCAAGTTGACATAATCACCCTCACTTGCCTCTGCAAATCCTTTTTTGGTTGCCTCTTTGATGCAGAGCTTTTCATCATTTTGAATAAATGAATCACTGACATAGTTGTCTGTTCCTGCTCTGTGCATCTTGTGCATGGTGTTGGTCAATGGTCTTGCAATATCCAAATCAATTTCTGGCTCATAATAAAAATTCTTTGTTCCTGCTGAGAGAATATATTTCAAGGTCTCCTCACTTGGATAATATTTTTCATCCACATTGTCCTCCAACAAATCTCTCAATCTCAATTTCAATTCTTGCTTATCTGGAAATGTGAATCCATGGTCAATGTCCTCTCTGATTGAAATGATAAACACTCTCTCTCTGTTCTGAGGGATTCCATAGTCTTGAGAGTTGAGCACTGACCAATAATTCTTATATCCTGCATCATTCAAACTGTCTAAAACAATCTTGAACTCTGCTTTAAATTTATTTGATGTCAATGCCCTCACATTCTCTGCAATAGCAATCTTTGGCTTGACATCCTCAATGATTCTTAATGCCTCAAAGAACAGACCTGATCTAGTCAAATCTCCATTGTCATCAGTGAACCCTTTTTGTTTGCCACAATTAGAAATGTCTTGGCATGGAAAACCATATGTGATGACATCAATGTCATTAGGCAGCTGTGGAGTTTGGATCCTGGACACATCTTTAAGATTCATATTTTCATCAAGGTTATGAATCAGTGAAAATGCTTTGCTTGCATATTTGTCAATTTCACAATAATTGACCACTTCAAAAGGCACATCCATTTTTTCAAGTGCTTTTTCAAATGCTCCAATGCCACTGAACAAACTCAGCAATTTAATTTTTCTCATTAGTTCCTCCCCATGTCTTTAATTGAAAGGCAATTCCTCATCAATGCCATCTGGAATGTTCATGAATCCATCTGCATCTGTCTGTGGATCAGGAGCAGGATTTCCCTCTTTCTTTGAATCTGCAAAATCAAATTTCTCAATTATGCAATCATTGGTGTAGACCTTGTGACCACTTTTGTCTGTGTATGAGCCTGTCTGCCATCTGCCCTCAACAAGAATCTTTTGTCCTTTTCGGAAATACTTCTCAGCAAATTCAGCAGACTTTCCAAAGGCAACACAATTGATGAAATCTGCACTCTGCTCTCCATCCTTTTTATAGGCTCTATCAACTGCAAGAGAAAACTTGGAAACTGCCTTTGATTCTGCTCCTGCTGAATATCTAATCTCTGGATCTCTTGTGAGCCTCCCCAATAAAACGACTTTATTCATCCTCATCCTCCTCTGCTCTTTTTAATGAGTAACTAAAGACATATTTTTCTCCATCCTTTTCAATATCAAAGGAATACTTGACTTTGTCTGCCTCAAATTTGTTGAGGCTTTCAATCAAACTCTCAATTGTTGTATCTGCATTATTCATCTTTAAACCCCTCACCAAATAAGTATTCACACATATCATTTGCACATTTTGTGGAAACCATTGAAAACAACAATACTTTTGTAGCATCTAAATCCTTATCATCTAATAAATCATCCATGACTTTTTTCCAAGCCTCCTTGAACTGCTCCTTTGTGATTGATTTGGATTCCTCTTTTGATTCCTCATCTGCTTTTGAATCATCATTTTTGCCACTGATTCCCTCTTTGAGCATTCCACAATAATTCTCAACATCAGTGTGTGTCTTTTCTATCACATCCTGTGCAATTTGCATTGATAATGCCATCAGTTCAAGACCTCTGCCCTCAAGCAAGATTGTTCCCTCACCTTTTTTGTCTGTTTGTGCCTCAATCTTTGCAGGTTGATTGCCCACCATCTTTTGAAATTTTTCAAAATTCATTTTCATTTTCCTCCTCTTTCAATTCCTCTTTCTCTTTTGCCAAGTCCTCTCTGACTTTGTCTGCATTCAAATAGCCTTGAATCTCTAACCATGCAAGGAATGTTGATGGCATCACATCAATTCTTTTGTCTTTGCACCATTGAACATAGATTTTTGAAATTCTAAGTCTTTCTTTCAATGCAAGTGTTAATTCTCCCATTTTATTTCTCCTTTCCATATGCAATCACTGATGATGCAACTCCATGAATTTCAATTGACTCATCTAAAAATACCCTCACACAATTCAAATCTGATGGAATATCAAAATTGACAGAGTGAATTTTGATTAAATGAAATGAATCAGAATAATTGGTCAAGATGCACCATTCATTTTCAACTCTTTTCTTTGCAAGTAGAATCATTTGGTCAAATCCATTCACACCCCAAAATCCATCATATTTTTCACCTGTTGGAACAATCAAAAACTCATTAAATGTTCCAGAGTCTTTGTGTTCTGCCTTGGCAATAATTTGTTTTAATTTTTCAGTCATCATCTCTCCTTTCTAATAATCCTCATCAATACACTCATCTAGTTCTGTGTAATATTCTCCGTCATATCCCTTTTCCATCAGCTTGTCATAACAATCCAGACAAACAAGTCTGAATGGAATCCCATGACAGTCATGAGTGAATTGCATTTCACTCCTGTCAACTTCTTTTTCGCAAAAAGCACATTGTCTTAAATCCATAATTAAATCCTTTCATGAATCCCTTTCCTGTCCGCAATATAACCGTAATATTATATTGCACCTAACCTTGACCGCCCTTGCCTTGATTTCACAAGGGTTTGAGTCTCTTTTTTCTTGAAAAATACTTTTTGAAAAAATCGACCCTCATTTTTCATCATTTTCAAACTTCATGTGCTCCAATTTTTCTCTCTTTTGTGCATCACTTGTCCTTGTGTAGAGTCTTGTTGTGTCCAAGGAATTATGTCCAAGGATGTCTGCAAGTTCTGTGATGTTGTTGGAATAGGTGTTGAGGAATACCTGTGCAAATAAGTGTCTGAATGAATGAGCATGAACCTTGCTCTTTCTGACCCTTGCCTGTCCTGCAACTGCTTTCATCTGTCTCCAGATAGTAGATGGATGAACCATCTTTCCCTCAACAAAGGCACTTGGAAAGAGGAATCCCTCCTTGATGCCCTGCTCCCTTGCATATCTTTTCAACTCTCTCATGAGGTCTTGCCTCACAATGATTGTCCTTTCCTTGCCTTTATTAAATGCATTGATATAATTGCTCCCAAGGTTTTCAACCTTGAAAAATCTCAACTCTGAGATTCTGATGCCTGTCATGGCAAGGATTTTCATGATGTAGTAGAGTTGATGTTTTCCTTGTCTTTTGGCAATTCTCAAAAGTCTCTTGTAGTCAGCAACAGAAAGAACCTCCTCATTGCTCTGCTTGGACTGCATCTTGATTTTTTTGATGGTCAAATCTTTTAGATCCAACCACTTCATGAATTTGTTGATGGTCACAATCCAGACATTGATTGAATTGGTTGAACCTGCAACCTCTCCAAGATGCATCTTGTATCTGAGCATTGTGTCCTTGGTGATTTCCTCATCCTCTGGACACCAATCAATGAACTTTTGGACATTGGCTCTATACTGATTGAGAGTGGATGATGCATATTCTTGATATTTCTGCTCAAGAATCCACTCATCAAGTTTGGGAATCAAGTCTGCTTTCTTCATATCCACTGCCCTCATCCTCATACTCAAACTCTTTATAGTCCACTTTCTTGAGGATTTTCCTCAGTGGCAACCTTGTGCCACTTGCAATCAATATGAACTCCAACTCCTCTCCACTCATTCTTGCAGTGTAGACTCTCTCAACTGTTGCAACATCCTCAACATTATTGTCTCCCTTGATGACCACTTGGTCTCCTGCTTTCAATTGAGAGAAAGCAGGTGCTTGGAAAACATAAAGCCGATTTTTGCAAATCACCAAATCAATAAAATTTGGTGAATGCTTTGCAAGTGAATCACTCATTCTTTCAACCTCCTACATTATTAATTTTTAACCATAGATTTATAAAAGAATGATTGAGAAAAAAGAATCAGACCGAACTTGGTCTCAAGAATTTTCCATAGAACCCATTGAAAACATCTCATCAACTCTATTCTCCCCATCATTGAATTTCCGTTTTCTTGCTCTTTCATTATTCATCTGTTCCATCAGCTGATATGCCAAGGGAACATCTTCTTTTCTAACCACATGACCTGTGATGTCATCCAGAATCCTGCCATCTTTCAAGTGATGTCTTATCATGATGCAATCTCCTTTGAGAATAAGACCTCAAGAGGGATGTCCACATTCAAAGTCTGCTTGATTTTTAATGCCTCATTGAATGTCAGTGGTCTTGTGCCATTTAATTTTTCTCTGATAGTGGTGTATGGCATCCCTACCAATAGAGCAAATGTCCGCATATTCAATCCCCTCCTGCTCAATTCTGCTCTTAAATTTGGGTACATATCTTTTGTCTCCTTTCGTTAATAATTTTTAGAGTTTACCAAATTGCGTGAACTCTATGACTTGTATTTTACCCCATATTAGGTTAATGTCAATCTATGTTTACTAGATTTAGTGAATTTTTCCTCAAAATGAATTAAATACTACACTATTTTGCGTGAATTACTGTTGCACCATCCTAAATTGAGATATATACTTTGGTTATTGAATTTAAAGGAGAATTGATATGACTATTGAAGAAAAGTTGAGAGAATACATTCTGACCTATTACAAAAGTATTAGAGAATTTACTCAAAAGGCAGAGATTCCTTATTCAACTATGGATGGAATTTTAAAGAGAGGAATTGCAAATTCTTCTATTGGTAACATCCTAAAAGTTTGCAAGGCTCTGGGCATAAGTGCAGATGAACTTGCAAGAAATAGGATTGTGCCTACAACAAAAAGTTTGAAACACATTATGATTGCAGAGATTCCAGATATGCTCATTCATATGAGAAAAAACAAAGAGGATTATATTGATTTGACTATTGATGGAAAGTCTTTGTCTGATAATGAATTTGAGACACTGCTTGATATGAATGAAATGACAGTTGAACTAATTAAAAAGAAAAGGGAGCAGATGCAACCATGAAAAATAAAAAAAGAGTGTTTTTATATGTTCGTGTATCAACACAGGAGCAAGCAAGGGATGGATATTCCATTGATGAGCAGATTCAAAGATTGAGGGATTATTGCAAGGCACTTGGATGGGTAATTGTCAAAATATACACTGATGCAGGACATTCTGGAGCATCATTGGATAGACCTGCACTCCAAGATATGATTGAGGATATAAAGGCAGGAAAAGGTGATTCTGTTGTTGTCTACAAACTTGACAGGCTCTCAAGGTCTCAGAAAGACACCTTGGAACTCATTGAGGACTATTTCCTTGCAAATAAAGTTGAGTTTGTTTCCATGACTGAGAACTTTGACACCTCCTCCCCTTTTGGCAGAGCAATGATTGGAATTTTGTCTGTTTTTGCTCAACTAGAAAGAGAGCAAATCAAGGAAAGAATGGCAATGGGCAAAGAGGGTAGAGCAAAAGAGGGAAAATGGTCAGGTGGAGGATATATTCCAATAGGTTATGACTATGTTGATGGAGAACTTGTCATCAATGAATATGAGGCAATGCAAATCAGAGAAATCCATAAACTATATCAAGAGGGAAATGCATTTTATAGGATTGATGGAATCTTTGATGAAAAAGGTTACAAGCAGAAATATGGCAAGTGGCATACTAAAAGAATCAAGGAAACTATGCTCAATGATTTGTATATTGGCAAACTCCATTGGGATGGACAGACCTATGATGGCAACCATGAACCAATAATTGATGAGGAAACTTTCAATAAAAGTGTTGCTCTCTATGAATCAAAGAGTCACTCTAACTGCAAGAATCATGGGAGAACTACATATCTGGGCAGTCTCATTTTCTGTGCTCAATGTTCTGCACGATATACAACCACCAAATTCAAAGATAAGCAATACAACAAAGAATATAGATATTATGCTTGCCACTCCAGAAGAAAAATAAATAGATCCATGATTAAAGACCCAAACTGCAAAAATAAGACTTGGAAAATGGAAATTTTGGACAACATGATTTTTGATGAAATCCGCAAACTTGCAGATGACCCAACCAATATCCATGACATTAGACAATCAAAATTCACTGATGAGCACTTGAAAAAGGAGCAACTCATCACAACAGAGATTGCAAAGATTGACTCTCAAAAATCCAGATTCATGGACTTGTATGGTGTTGGTGAATTTACTATGGAGGAGGTGCAACAAAAGGTTGCTCCATTAAATGAGCAGAAAAAGAAATTGGTCTTGGAACTTGATAAACTCTCAAAAACAAATGCATCATTGTCTGTTGAGGAGGCAACCAAAATCATTGAATCTTTTGAGGATGTGATGAATGAGGGAAATTTTGACCAAATCAGAATGCTTGTGAACTCTCTCATTGAGAGGATAGAAATTGACAATGAGGATGTGGACATCTTTTGGAAATTTGCGTGAAACCCTTGGTTTCATGCAGTTTCTTTGACCTTTAGCAAGTTTGAACCACCATTTTAATGGTCATCTTGTTTTGCTAAAACACAATAACAACTGAGGAGAATGAAAAATGACAGATATGAAATTCAAGAAAATGTATGATGCTATTGAGGCACACTTAGTCCAGAAATATGGAGTGGCATTCCTTGCCCTCTCCAAGCAACAAAGATGTGATATGATTTCCTACACATTCCATGAATACTTGCAAGAGCAAAGAGAGAGACAGGGATGACCCTGCCTCTCTTTTTTTATTGCTTATATTCAAAATTTATTTTGGAGAGATAGACCCTCTCTTTGATTTTGGATGCCTTGACCTTTTCTGGATAATCATTTTTTATAACCCATCTCAAGGCAGAAATCATTGCTTGATTATCCTTGTAATCATCCTCATTGATTATTTCTACTCTGTCATAATTGGTCTTGATAAAGTCATCAATTAATTTGTTGACCTTGCCATCTCGTTTTTCTTCTTTCACTCTCTCAAATCTCATCATCAAAACCTCCATGAATTGTCAAATTTCGCCTTGCCAATCTAATATATCAATAAAATACAATAATGTAAAAAAATAGGCAGGATTGCCTCCTGCCTTTTCCTTAGTTTCTTGGATTTATAATCTCATAGACATCACAGTCCAGAGCCTCTGCCAATTGCAGAACTGTGACAACCTTTGCTCCATTGATGTCCTTGAAACCTTGCTCATAGTTCTGAATGCTCCTCACATTGACTCCAGATTTCTCTGCCAATTCTGCTTGAGTCATGCCCTTGTCCTCTCTCATCCATTTCAATCTGCTCTTATATTCCATGTTGATTCACCTCCATTTCTTTCCGCTTTTGAGTGCTCTCATCTATTGCATCAAAAATGTGTTTAGCACATTCATCACAATTGCAACGATTAGTGTTTTTTAAGCATCCAAGAGCCTCTTTCTGTGTGTCCTCATGGATGATGTGGAGACCTTTGCAATCCCAACACCAACCATAATTGAGATAGATCCACCATCCATCCTCATCATGCTCAACTAACTTGACTCTTTCATAATATTTCTTTGGAATCCTCATGACCTGCCCTCCTCACAATCAATCACCTCAATGTTGTTTATACTATAATCATGGTCTAAATGTGTCCTTGCATCTCCATCTATCACATCATCTGCTTTTGAGATTGCCTCATCTTCATTCTCTGCCCATACAAACAAACTGCCCTCAAAATAAATTTGATATTTATTCATCTTCTGCTCCTTTCTGGAGGGAGGCTTGTGCCTCCCTGTGTTATGCTATCTTGACATAGAGACCATCAATGATAACTCCATCTATGTCCTCACTCCTCATCTTGAGGCATTCATTCAAGGTCTTGCCCTCATAAATCTTGACACTGACTGTTGCGACTGAACCAAATTTGAATGTGACTTGCATTGTTCTTGTTTCCTTAACTCTCATGGTGTTTCCTCCTTAAATAGTGCTTTGTTTCATTTCTTAATTTTATTATACTCCTTTTGGTGTAGTATTCTATTCGCAGAATACACAAGATTTTGCCCTCCTGCCTTGGTTATTTTGTACACCTTTAGGAGTATATCAAGACATAAAAAAAGAGCCACCCACAAAGGATGGCTCAAAAATAGGAAAGGGACTATAAAATGGTGTAGTGTTTTGCTGATTCAATTATATCAAATTATTTTCTCCTGTTGTAGCTTTTCAACCCTGTGTTTGACATAGGAATTGCCTCCTATCTTGAGATAGTGTTCATATTCCTCCCAGAATCTCTCCTGCTCTACATCAGAGAGTTTGTTCCCATGTTCAAGGTCTCCAAGGCATCTGACAAGATAATTCTTGCAGGATTCCATGTCTACTCTCTCAACATTTGTTTTCAAGTCCTCAATGCTCTCATTGAATGGTGCAAACTGCTCTTTGATTATTTTTTCAAGAAATCCCTTGATGGACTTATAGAGGAATCCAACTCCTCCAAGGAATCCCACCATAAATGTGATTGCAAGGGAAATGTCTTTCAGTGTTAAATTTTCCATGCTCCCTCCTTATGCAATGACCTCAACAGTCATTGATGTTCTGCATCCGTATGCATTGCCTCCAAGTGTGTCAGCAGAGTTTGGCACATAATACCACATATAAACCACATCACCCTCCTGCACATCTGCAAGTGTTGGAGTGATGACAATGTCCTCTGTCACTGATGCTCCAAAATCATCTTGAGACCATGCAAGAGTGTTGTTGTTTGTATATGAGTTTTTCATGATTCTCAAGTGCCTCCTGCCTGTTGTGGCAGAGCCTTGAATTGATGCTCTCCCAGAGACAAGAATCTTGGAGATATTTGCACCAATCTTGATGCCTCCATCACTCTGGAGAGTCAGTTTAGATCCAACTGAATTGGAATCATCCAGAGGAATCTTGGTGTATGTGCTCACTGCAAGATTGGTCACATTTGCATCCAAATAGGCAGTCATGACATTCTTCTCCATGTTGACTCCATTGACCTCAAGAGACTGCTCCTCCTTTGGAAAACAGTTGATGCCAACAGAGGACTTGAGCCTGTCAAAGTAGATGATAGGCATTCCTCTGGAGATATAAACTGAATAGGTTGTTGTGCCTCCTAAACTGTCAACCAATTTGATGGCAACTGTCCATGCATAGTTGTTGTCAAGGTTGACCACTGATGTCACATTGTCCTGCACCGAACCACTCACAGATGCAGAGGAATCACCCTCTTTTGTGGCAGAATAGGTGATTGTGATTCTATTATTG